TATAAAAACAGTGATGTATGTTACTATCCATGGGGTCTAGGACTAGATGGTAAGTATTTTGTGTCTGTTGATTATGATAAAAATTTTGTGTATTACTTCGAAAGCGATTATGCACTACACAAAGCATATAAAGTAAATGCGAACAATGATAATAGACAGCCAATCTCTGTAGCTTTTAATGATACGCACATTTTTGTAGGTACTTACTACAATAGACTATTAGCAATCAACAAAGATACAGGAGATGTTGATTGGGAATTTGGTGTCTATAATAGTAGAGGTAAAGCGTCAGATGGTAAGCTAGGTAAGGTATATAAAATTGCTATGCTACCTAACGGAAACCTTGCAGTTGTAACTTATGATGGAGCAGGTGATGCTAACCGTTACTATGGGACAGTTGAGGAGTTTAAACCTGATGCTGATGAAGATGGTAATGCTCAATGGGTTAGAACACTATTGCAAGATAGTGGAACAGGATTAGGAAGCAATATAGAAACTCATCGTTCACGCTCCATACAAATAATAAATAATATAGTTTATGTAGGTAAGCCAGAAGAAATAGATGTATTTACATATGATGAAGATAATCCATTATCTTATATAAAAACAATTAGAAAACCATCTAGTGCAAATGTAGATGACTTGGATTTGTTTGATTTTGTAGTAAAAGGTGATTTATTATATATATTATCTCAAAATATGAGAAAAGTAATTGGGTTTGATATGAATACAGGGAAAATAGCTTTTAGCGTCGGTCATTTTAATTGGGAAGCCTCATCCACTATTAAACACGAAGGTAATGCTATGAATAGCCCTCGAAATATTATAGTAACAGAGGATGATAAGATATATGTATCAGATTATTCTAACTATAATATTTTTGAAGTGTTTAATGATGACTATATCTATCCACAATATGATGTACCTACAAATATTGATATAATTTATTCATCTTTAGAGCTTGATGGTAATACTGCTAAGGTACCTGTTGGTGTAAAACCTCCTAGGCTTAATTTGGTTTATAAAAATAGAGTATAAAAGGATATTAAATGGTATATGATTTTGGAGTATCAAAGGCTGTAACTGAAGCAAACTATCTAATGGATAGACATATAGGAAAAATAACAACATATACTGTAGCAAGCTACGAAGAAACAGACAAATCTTCATTTGATTTTGAATCGCTACATGAAGCTTTAGTATATATTGGTAGTCTTGATACTTTCCTGAGTGGTGGTGTTATTATATCATTAGGTGATGGTACTCACTATGTTGGTTCCGAACAGTTAATAGATGGAAATTACTTTTATTCTTATAACAACTGTAATGTTATTATAGAGGGTGCATCTAGAGATAAGAGTAAAGTTAATATTATTATTAGAGGTAACTCTGATGTAAATGCAAAAGGTTTATTCAAAGTGACTTTTGGGTACTTTTCATTTAAGTATGTAACTGTTAAATCTCTAGCTGATGGGTATGAACCAGCTAACTTGTTCTATGTTATATCTCCAATAGCTAGTAGGTTTGGGTTACTGTATTCAGAAATTATTGGTAATGGAAGTGACGATAATATAGTTAGTATATATCCTAAAGATAGTACACTTGGATTGGTAAGTACGTCTTTTACAGACCTACATATTGGCATATTAATAACATACACAGACTGTAGTGGATTTATATATAATGTTTCGTTTACTAATGTGGATAAAGATATAAATCAAGGATATTCAACTGGGTGTCTTCTAAGCTACAATGAGTACTCTAAAGATAATGTATCTACTCCACAGGAATTTAACCATACAGACAAAGATGGTACTTTTACACTTATAGATGGAAAGTCAAAAGTTCCTGTCAGAGATGAGAGAAGAGTTATTGCTGATTCATCAAATAGACCTACAATGGATGGTATACAAGATGGTGTTTCAATACTACAATTAGATATCAAAAAACCTATATGGTATGCAGGTAAAAATGACGATGGTGATGACATATGGATAGATGCTACTGGTACAGAAGTATAAGGGGAATAATATGGAAAATTTAGAAAAGTTTTTAGGTTTTAAAAAAGATGATATGCCAGAACCTATCAAAGTTTTAACTAAAGAAGATGTGCAAATTAATCAGTTCAATCAATTATCACGCTTAATTGAAGATAGTGTTAATGAGATTGAAAAATTGGCTATCAATAAAAAGTGGATTAAGAGTAGAAGTACTATGTCTGCACAAATGAAGATATATGATGATTTTCTACATCATGCTTTAAAAGGCGATTTAAGTTTTGCTAATGATGTTAAAAAAGCAAACAGAAAAGCAAGGCTTAGGGTTCTTCATTTGACTGTTATGGTAAATGAACTAAGGAGTATTTTGGAGAATTTGATAGAACAAGATATTGATGTGTCTTATAAGATAAGCAAATGGAAAAAACTGATACCAAGCTTTAAAGATATCAAAAAAGATGATATCGATAAAATAATTAATGAGTTTAAGTAAATGAAAGCGTTATTTTTGTTTTTATTAGCTTATTGCTTAGTTATAATGCTTACACCTTTTGTGTTTATTTTTAATATTATAAGATTATATCTTGTTGGTGTGAATATTATATCGTACATAGATATATCTGCCATTGGGTTCGACCAAGCAGGTGGGGCTGTATTGTATGGGAAGGAGAACTACACAATATCATCTTATACACATTATTTATGTGAATATAAAGGGTCTAAGTGTTTGTTTGAAAGGTTTATAAATTTCTTTTTTGGACAAGACCATTGTAAAAAATCTTTTGAATGGGAGTGTGTAAAAGACAAAAAAGATTTACAAGAATTTTATGGAGTCTATAGTGGAAAGATTACAAAGTAACGAATATGTATTGCTTTTTACCATATTTTTATCTAATATAGCAGGCATATTAACATATCTTAAAATACCTATAGAGCCTTTTAGTTTGTTGGCTCTGTTAATAGTTATAGACTTTATCACAGGTATATGGAAAGCACACTCACTTGGATTACAGATAACATCACATAAAGCTAAATACGGGATAGTAAGTAAATTTAGCCTTTTATTTATACCAATAGTTATGGCTATAGGTGCAAGAGCTATAGGACAAGACGGAGGTGAGTTTTTTACTTATGGGCTTAATTTATTGATTGTTAGTGAAATGTATAGTGCAATTAGTAATATATACTGTTTAAGAACTAAGCAAGAGTTACCTGAGTGGGATGCTATATCACTAATCGGTAAGAAAATTAGAAATATGTTTGGAGGAGATAAGAATGATATTGATTAATGTGTTGTCTTCGATCAAAGGTTTAATAAAGCATCCTTTGGTTGTCGCAATTATAATTCTTATAATAGTGTTTTTTTTTATGTTTGGCGTTATTAAACATAAAACAAAAGTCATAGAAACTATTAAACAAGAAGCAGAATACGAAGTAATAAAAACAACAACTAAGCTAATACATAAGCATGCAGATATCAATATAAGGAATAATAATGAAATCAATATTACTGATAACAATAACTCTATTAACTTTGACATCTTGTTCAATTAATGATCGATACAAGCCAGAACCAGTTAGATATACTCCTCACAAGTTAAAACAATGTGGTAGCTTTAAGTACGAAAAACATGGTGATAATATAATACTTGACTATAAAGTAGCTAAATGTTTGAAGCATAATTTAATAATTTGTTGTAAAGATAAAAAAAATCTAGATGTAGCAAACAGTGCAAATATTGAAATAATAGAGGCATTAAATAGAGATAATATCTTATCAAAATTTTAAAATAAAGGTTATGTATGACTTATGCTCAAATCAAAAAAGTATTACCTACAGCTAATGATATGTTTTTATATGACTTACTAAATTATATAGATTCATATGGTAAAGATTTTAGATTAGATACCGATGATAGATTAGCTAAATTCTTGGCTCTTGCAAAAGCTGAGATGATGTTCAAGAATGGTAAGCCTATACTGACTGAAAATTTAAATTACAGACGCAAACAGTTAAGAAGGTTTAGCAAAAGATTTAGAAACAATCCTAAACTACTTGATAAAGCTATGAGCTTAAAAGGTAATGAAAAACAAAAATTTATCGCTACTGAGTGGTATGGTACAGGTAAAAAAGCTAGAGATTTAGGTAATAAATCTAAGCTTGATGGGTGGAAGTTTAGAGGTAGGGGTATCTTCCAAATAACAGGCAGATACAACTATGAAACCATTGGACGCTATATATTTGAGCATACAGATATAGTGTGGTATTTTGATGACTATGAATTATTTAAACGCATAACTGATTCTATGGAGTTCAATATCTTAAGTGCATTTGGATTCTGGTCGTATCATAGAATGTACGATAAGAGTATAAAACAGTGCATTAAAATCATAAATGGTGAATTACCTAAAAAAGAGAAAAAAAAGAGAGAGAAATATTATATTGAAATTAAAGCAATTTTAAAAGAAGAATAATATTGTTATAATATCATAAAAAAGATAGGATAAATAATGACATCAAAAGATTTTATAGAAAACAACTTAAACAAAATAACAGATTGGAAAAACGAACCATCATTTGATGATTTATATTCTGATTACAAAGAAGCACAAAATGATCATAATGATCTTATAAACAAATTAGACGAATATAAGTTATATATGGATGGAGGTCCTAAGAAAAAAGTTGCAAGAGGTAGAAGTTCTGTTAGACCAAAATTAATAAGGAAGCAAGCTGAATGGAAATATCCTGCACTTGAAGAACCATTTCTTAATACAGAAAATATGTTTAGGATAAAGCCTAGAACTTTTGAAGATAAAAAGTCTGCAGAACAAAATGAACTTGTTCTTAATTATCAATGGTCTACTAAAATAGACAAGGTTTCCCTTGTTGGTAATATCGTTAGAGGTATTGTTGACGAAGGAACTGTTGTAGTTAAGACAGGATGGGAAGTAGAGGAATCTGAAGTTGAATACGAAGATATTGAAACTGTTTATGCTTCTCCAGAAGAATCAATTAAATTGATTAATCAATATGTTGCTGAAGGCAAGTTGTCAAACGATCAAGTTTCGTCAATAATAGCATCTGGAAAACCTATACCTACTGGTTCCAAGCCTGTTACAAAAACTAAAACAATATTAACTAAGAATAACCCAACATACCAGGTATGTAATTTAAGAGACTTGACGATAGATCCTACATGTAATGGTGACATTCATGATGCACAATTTATTATACATGAATATGATACTGATATGTCTACACTTAAAGAGCAAGAATATAAATGCGAATATGACGATGAAGGTAATATTGTTTCAGAAACAGGCATATATAAAAACCTTGATAAAATAAAACTTGAAGATTATAATGAAGATATTCAAGCTGAGCATTATGACTATGATGAACAAAGAAAAGAGTTTAAATTTAAAGATAAGCCAAGACAAAAATTAAGAGCTTATGAATATTGGGGATATTGGGATATTGAAGGTACTGGAAAAGTTAAACCTATTGTTGCTACTTGGGTTGGTTCTGTTATAATTAGACTTGAAGAAAATCCTTTTCCATTTGACGAATTGCCTTTTTCGTTAGCTAAGTATATGCCAAGAAAAAACGAAATATATGGAGAGCCTGATGGTTCTTTACTAAAAGAGAACCAGGAATCTATAGGTAATATGATGAGAGCTGCCCATGATATTACTTCAACTCAAGCTGTTGGGCAAGAGTTTATAGATGAACAGTTCTTATCTCCATTACAGCAGAATAATTACAAAACAGGAAAAACTGTATTTTTTAGACATGGAATGGATCCAAGAACCGCTATACATAGAACTACTGTAGATCCAGTTCCTAGAGCTATATTTGATATGATTAGCTATCATCAAAATGATGCTGAAAGTATGACTGGAACTAAATCATTTTCTCAAGGTATAGGAAGTCAATCACTTGGTTCTGTAGCTGCTGGAATTAGGTCAGCTATGGACTCTACAGCTAAAAGAGAATTAAGTATTCTTAGAAGATTAAGTGAACAAATATTTAAGGATATAGCTAGAAAAACAATAATGATGAACCAAGCTTTTCTTGATGAGAAAGAAGTCATTAGAATAACTAATGAAGAATTTGTTACAATTAAACGTGAAGATTTGGCTGGTGAATTTGATTTAATTGTTGATGTATCTACTCCTGAAAAAGATAATGAAAAAGCAGAAAAACTCAATATGTTGATGCAAACAAATGCAGCAAGTATGGATCCAGAATTATCAAAAATAATTTATGCAAGAATAGCTAAGCTATGGAAGGAACCTGATCTAGCTAAAGAAGTTGAAAACTATCAGCCTCAACCAGACCCTATGCAACAACAATTGCAAAAGATTCAATTAGAGAACGCTATGCTAGAGAACCAGAAACTCAAGATGGAAATAGCTAAATCTGCTAAAATGATAGAATCTGAAGACAGCAAGATAGAGGAAAGAGCTTCAAGGACTGCACAAAATCTAAACAGCGAAACTGAAGAAAATAAAGCAGAAGCGAGACTCAAAAATGCACAAGCTAGATTAATAGAATCACAAGCTGACCATGAAGATCTAAAATTCGTCAAGAATATAGACGGAACATCAAGAAAAGAGAAGGTTGAAGATAGTATTCTCTCTATGGCACACAAGACTGAATTAGAGCAAATGAAGCTTCAGCATAAAAGAGAGCTTGAAGAATTAAAGGCACTAGTTAAAGCAAAGGAAAACCAAGTTAAACATCTTGTTGATATAAAAAAATCTACTTCATCTGAAGAAAACAAACAGACTATAGCATCAGTTAGAGCTCAAGAGCTTGGTGATAAATCCCTTGATAGATTAAGTAATATGAATGGAGATTACTATAATGCAAGAATATAATAATGTATCAGGACTTGGTTCTGATATAGGTAAGACAATAGATATATCAGAATCTTTAGTTAACAAATTTGATTCTATGCAAAATAATGGAGTTGATCCTAAAATAATAGCAAATGAATACAACAAGCTTCCTGTAAAATTAAAAATTGCTATTGCAGCAATAAAGAAAAAAAATAGTGAAATAAATTCAAGAAAATCAGATATAACTCAATTTGCTAAAAGCATATTACAACAAACTGATGAACTTAAAGTTTGATTTAAGTTTTTTTTATGGTATAATTCCATGTATAGGTTATATATGCCTATGTCAAATAAAAAACAAAAGGAATATAAGCAATGGAAGAAATTTCTAACTTAACAAAAAATCAAAAGATTGAACAAATCTTGCAAAAGATAGATGATGAGCTTTCTATTCATACAGAAAATGTTGAATTAGGAGAAGCACTTGAACGCTTATTTAACAATGATGATTACAAGAAAGTAATAGAATATGGATATTTTGAAAAAGAAGGCGACAGATTAGCTAGAACCCTACTTGCTCCAAGTGTATTAAAGAGAGATCAGCTTCAAAACATGTATGATAAGATGTCAGCTATTCGTGATTTTAAAGTTTTTATAGCAGTAATTGGTCAAAATGCTTCATTCTCTAAAGAAGAAATAGAAAGGCTTGAAGAGTTTAGAACTGATGTTGTTGGAGGAAAAGTAGATCCAGATGATGTTGAAGGAGTTGATTATGAATAATTATGATGAACTTACTGATGACGAATTTGAATCATTACTTAGCGACATTAGCGAAGGAAAACTTGACACTATAGATAATGATGAAGTAAATGATGATGACATAGGCAGTAATGTAGAAGAAAATAACAACAATAGTTACGAAAAAGATAATGTTGACGACAATAATATTGAGGACACAGATCCTGGTTCTGAATTAGATGATGATAATCTTGATGAATCTGATACGAATGATGAGAATGACGATTCTTATCAGGATACTGATAATGAAGAATTAGATTCTTCTGATGAAGAACAGGAAGAAAACACTCAAGATAATGATGATATTCAAGAAAACAATGATACTGAAGAAATTGATAATGTAGATAGTCAAGACAATAAGTCCTCTGATACTATAAATTATCAAGAAGAATATCAAAAACTATTGTCTGATATAGAAAAATATAAAGATTTTTACAATAAAGTTACTAGTGAATTTGTTGCTAATGGTAAAGTCATGAAAGGTTTTACAGAACCTGAAAAGATAATCCAAGCACAACAAATGGCTGCT